ACAATAAACTCGATTTGGGGGATAAAAAGCGGGGGAGGTTCAGGAGCCTTTCGGCTCCCTATTGGTCCCCCAACCAACTTATATGGCGGTCTGCAAGCAAACAACACCAAAATCTTGATCATTGCCAGTAACATTTGAGTGGAACACTGGTTTTTTGAAACCAATGATTTTCGCAATTGCGATACCCAACTTGTTACGATAGTCGAATTCCCACTCATTCCATTCAGCGTCGCCAATGTCAGCGAAACCAAGTGCCTGGGCACCACAGAACAGCGCAACCTGACCATCGATCAAACCACCGGCACCCCATTTAGAGGCAGCGGCCAGACCAGTTGTGTTGTACACATGACGGAACTCATGCACCATCAAACCATCAACCATTACAGAAGATGTACCAGCATGTAATGGGTTCTTGCTGTCACGGGGTAACGCACTACGCACGTTTGCCAAGTAATCAGGGTCAAGTTTCAACTTAGCCATACCACGTGGACATACGAACACATGATAAACTTCTTCACCACCGTCACGGATACCACGGATATACTGCTCTTTGGCATATGCTTTCATCAACACCAGCGCTTTGTACGACAGTGTATCATCAGCAGTAATCGAGGCAGTTGCACCTGGCAACAATGATCCAGTGGTAGCATCCCAACGCAGCACACGAGCTGAAGTAGGAGCAGTAACATCACCAGCAAACGCCAGATCAGTCAAGTTTTTACCAGCAGCCAACACAGGACGCAAACCTCCCACGTTCTTGTTAGCATAGGTAATGCCTGAAAGAGTCAGGATTGCCATTTGATCGAGACGATCGGAACACCAGTATGCCAATTGGTCACGGCTAGTTTCGCGGAATTGAACGATTGATTTCTGATCCGCCATGCGACCCGCAGAACGGTTAGCATTACGAATCTGGTCAATCTCAATTACCTGGTCGTACGAAGTCAGCGCTTCTTCGTTATCTTCCAACTCGTAGTCACCCATAACACCATCGCCAGTCATATCAGCGATCAGGGTAATTACAGCGCGGTGAGCGCCTTTGGTTTTGGTTAATTCAGTAATACGCTGAATCATCGCGTTGCTTCCTTTGCCTGAGAACTTGTCCATAAAAGACAGGTTACGGGCCATAGCCCAGAAGTCACGAGACCAGATTGTATACTGTTCGGAAGTTAGTGCTGCGAAATTTGTATCAGCCATTTGAGGGCCTCCAGTAAAATGAAAAAAGTAAATTGAGTTCCAAAACCTTCGGGGTTTTGATACCGCCTCTCTTTTCGCGGAGGGTTCGAGACACATCTTTTAACGGGGATGAACCGGGGCGCTTTATCGGATAGCGCCCCTACGTTACTCATAGTATAAGCAGGAACTTTACACTATGTCAAAGGGTATCCCCACGCAAACGTGATAATTCATCAGCTGACAAACGCGAGAACTCAGCATCTGACATCTGCGAAATATTCAGTTTAGGTGCAGCTGCTGCACCACCCGGAATTACAGGGGGCTGTGCTGCTGCGGCCTGGGCATTGCGGCTGATTGTTGCTTGTGCAACAGGTGGAACTGCAGGCACTGCCGCTGGCGCTGACTGCAAGAAATACCCTGGGCGCTCACGCCGCATAACCATCTCTGCTGCAAGACTCAACGCTTCCGCCGGTGAGTACAAGTTACGGGAGATATATCCATCACTGATAACCTGAACTTCTGTTGCCAGATCAGGATCGAACGTGGCTGCGTTGTAGTCATCCAGCTCAGGGAAACGTGAAGCGATCTGGTCAGCCGTGTCGTTCAACACCTGCTGGGTAGTCTTTTGCGTAGTACGCGCTTCGATCTGTGCAATAGCCTGTTCAGTCACACTGCGCTGGATCAAACTTGTCATTTTGGCGAACTGCAAATTCGCCTCCGGTACGTTCCCATCCAGCAACGCCTCATTGTATGCCAAAGTAGTGGCTTCCAACTCCGGCGACACTGCTGCAGGACTGGTCGGGGCAGATGCAGAAATCTGTGCTTTTAATGCAGCAAGTTCCTGTTCCGCACGATCAGCACGCGCTTTCTGTGAGTCGTAACGCTGTTTTGGCAGCATAATATTCTTCTGGTCTTGTGGAGCAGAAGATGCAGGTGGCTCAACAGGTGCCGATGTTTCAATGGGTGCAACAGGTACAACTGGTGCAGCAGGCGGAACAGCAGCAGGTGGAACAGCAGCAGCAGGTGGAACAACAGGTGCCGGCGCAACAGGTGCCGGCGCAACAGGTGCCGGCGCTGGCATCTCGATGGGATCATCCATCACGAATACATCACCACGGTCAACGGGAGCAGCAACAGGTGCGGCTGGGGCTGGATCAGCCCCTGCAAATGCAGTAGTAGGCATATCAATTTACCTTTTTGGTTGGGGGATTATTTATCGATTGTTGTTTTATAAATGCCTGCTCATTTGACACTACGCGCTTCGTCTGGTTTGTAACCAGGTGACGCTGCATAATGTTTTTAAGCTCCTCACGTTTTTTCGCCATATCCTGTTCAAGTTTTTGTAACCTATTCTCGTTGGCGTTCGGAATATCTTGTGCTTTAGCCTGGTTAAGCATTGCCTGTGATTTGATTTCATCCACTTCAGCCTGAAGTTTCTCAATCTCAAGCATAGCACCACGCATCGCAATCTCACGTTGCATATTTTCAGCATCTTGCTGCTCAGGCGATTTCTCACCAAGACCGGCCATTTGCTGTGCAATTGCAGAGATTTCTTCTTTGCCATCCAGTTTGGAGTGCATAATAACGTAGTAATCTGGCACATTAACGCCGACTTTACGCAAGTTCAACAACTGTGCAAACTGGATGTCATCATAAGTCTCATGATCAGGCATGGTGCTGATAACAACATCAAATTCACCATCAGTTACATCATTCTCGACAGTACCATCAGGATTACGTTTGTTGATTGTCATAGTTGATGGGGTGCGGGCTGCGCCATTACCTTCCATAACGGTGACATCGCGCTCATCAGTGTAGAAATCCTTGATAAGTTCCAGCTGTTTCTGTGCGATCAACATGCGCGTGAATGCCAGATTGTCCAGTGGCAACTGAATCTGTACGCCGCCACGACGCTCCATTGACTCAAGAGCAACACCTGATACTTCAGGACTGTTTTCCAATCCCATCATGGCACTGGAGATACCGGAAATATCATTAATCAGCGCCTGGCTTTTCATACCAAAGCGATCAAGCCCGGTGGGTATGGCGTTGGGCTGTATTTTACGTGGTGGTTCCGATCCACGGGCATGCTCAAGCACCAGCCCGGTTGTCGAAGCCTGCTCGACGAACTCATCGACTGTCATATTGGTCAATGTGCCCTGCTCAACTGTCCACCCAGAATTGGCCGTGCTGTTGATGATGTGCAATTCTTGTGAGGAAATTTTGTTGAACTGCTCTTGTGGAGAAAGCAGGTTACGCACAACACCCATGGGTTTCCCACGACGGAAATAGGGGAAATACGGTACCAATGTAAAGCTACGATATGGAGACCATGAATCTTTCAGCTCCACCTCATCCACCGATACTGTCCAGCGGATTTTAGGAATACTGCGGCACACGGCATAGGTGTTGAATGTAGCTGCCAGTTTTTTAGCTTCTTCTTCAGTCGTGCCCAACGGCAAATCTTTATAGTCCCCGGTTTCAGGATCAACGAGACTTTGCACACAGACATACTCACGGTACTGCCGGTCTACGACACGTACCCCAGTAACCATTGCTTCCTCAGATGAGGTGGCAGTACGGGCACCGAGATTGTTATTACCGAACCGCGTCTGCTCGAAGCGCATGCTCTCATTCCCAAAGTTGTTACCCGATGTGGCACGATAACGGACTTTCTCATACGCTTCTTCCCCATAAGTATGTTTGATGTCTTCCATCGACACCCAGTATGAACGAATAACCTGTCTCCAGTCTTGCGGATCACGGCTTTTGGCATCCGGGTCAGGGAGCACTTCACGCGGGTCCACTGATATGATTTTTACAGAGCCTTTTATGGACTTGGTGAAGTCCATCCGTATGTCAAACCACCCACGATCACAGATGACACCATCAGCAAATACTTCCGATTCCACATATTTGTACTGGTTCGCCTCACTTATTGCCATCGCCAGTTTGGTCAACGCCATACCTGATCCGGCTGTGCCTTTGTTACGGTACTGGATGTCAACGCGCTTGCTGGATTGCTCACCCAACAATGTGTTGATTACTGCCAGTATCATGTTGAGGGTTAAATGCGGTTTACCTTCTGCTTCCAGTGTGGCAACTGTATCTGCCTCCCACTGCTCTCCCTGGTAGAAATTGTCTTGCTTGTCAGCCAGTTTTATCCAGTCAGAGTGGCCTGAGTCAAAGGCACGAAGAAATGCATCATAGTTGGCGCGGGCACGCGTTTGCCCGGCAATATCAGCTGGGCTCTGGGCCTTCTCTTGCTTGCCGCCGACTGCGGCGTGGAGGGAATCTGACGTAGCTGCTTGCATCACGTGCGCACCTTTATGTGTGACTGCTTACCAATTTAGCATAATGCTACGACTTCATGAAATTTTTTGCACTATTTTTCGACTTTCCTACCTTGTCACGCCATGATTTTTTAGGTGCAGGGCGCGGGTCAAATGTGGGGGTGAACAATACCATCATACGCCCTATCCACGCCAATGCATCAACCATATCGTCATGCAGCCCCGACGGGAACGCCAGCATCTCGTTTATCATCGGCTCAACCATCACGTGGTTACGCGGGAACATCACCATTCCTTGTTGGACGCGGCCTTGTATCGCCCTTGCACGCGCCTGTTTATCCGCCCGGCCAGTCTTCAACGGCTCGATGTAGAATGCAAACAGCTTTCTCTCCCTCACGCGTTGCAACAGGAACGGCTAGATGGACATGCTGATCTGCCCGTGCTCAATACCTGTCGTTGTAGCACCCCATTTTACGTAATTATCCAGTATTTTATCAACCAGCTCCATGGCACCCCACCGGCCACGCTCAATATCGAGTATCCACAGCCTGTCCATACGGTCAAACCCAACAGTTATGCCCGCTGAATAGTCATTTGAGTCCTTTTTGCCCACTGCGAGGTCCCATGCGGTATAAACCCGCAATTCTTCGATGGGCGGCCTATCAAAGTGCTCGTACATTTTGATTTCCGCGCGCTTGAAGTAGTCACCAGAGTCCGGTACCGGGTTCTGCTGATACAACGCTTCCCAGTCACGGGGGCCGACGGCTCTCCTTATCCGGTCAAGTGCCTCAATGGGGTATCTTGCGGGATGCAGCGCCTCCCCCGCACGACGATAAAGCTCGTCTTGCT